GTCAGATATCGTTAAATCAATGTAGTTTGTATCGGGAATTTCTACATAATATTTTTCGGTTTCTTCTTTAGAAGAAAATGTTTGTATCAATTCTTGCAACTGTGGATTTAAAAAAGACGTTAAAGTGGATATAATATCTTTTTTTAATAGCTCAGTCATCATCTTCCTCTTCTAGTTCCAGTCCTGATAAAAGTAAATAATCTTCCATTCCATCAGATCTAAGTATATCTTTTAATTTTTCCTTTACCTTAGAAAGATGTTCCCTAACAGTGTTGGGATGTTCCGTAATCTTTAAAGCTATTTCAGAAGATCTTTTTTTATCGATGTATCTCCATTTAATTAACTGTCTTTCCTGCACTGTAAGTCTATCAAAAGGAGGATTGATATCCACACCAAGAACCCAAAGTTCATCTACGTCTATAGAAAAAAGTATATCGTTGGTTGCGTACTGCTTGGTATCTACAAATGCTCCATTCTTTGAAATATCTTCCTCTGAAGAGTCTCCCGATATATCATCCTGAGTAACAAGTGGAAATGACTTTCTTCCTAATTGATCTATTAAAAAAGTATCTACATTTTTTTTCAAAAGATATAAGAAATAGCTATACAAAAAGGCACTGAAGGGTATTGGTCCTTTTTCTGAGTCTTTTCTTTCGTATCTATTGATGCATTGGAAAAATGTTAGCCTGACTGTCTGCTGAACATCTTGCTCTGTACAATATCTTTTAACCATGTAAAGTATTCCGACCTATACATTCATTTACATGCTTGTACCCTGCTTGATTTAGTTTGTTTTTCATTAGGGCAAAACGAACATATGGGTCTTTGACAAAAAGGGATATAAACCTTCTTATATCGTAGTCTGAATAACTATATTTTCCGTGTGTGTAGCATTGTTACATATTTTGTAAGAAAGTTAGAAAAAACTTTCAAAAGCTCTTCCTGTGCCTTAGAATTTTTTTTCTTAGCTTTTGCTATAAGCGCTTGCATTTCCTCTTCTTCTAGAGCATAATATTGTTCTTTGAAAGAACCCATTTTATTTTCCTTCCCATATTTTTATTTTGTCTACAAAAAACTTTTTCATATCTTCATAAAACAAGACATTAGATATTTCCATTTCTTCGGCAAATGCCCTGGCTTCTGCAGAGTATTTGCTAATAACAAAAATCATTTTCTTGAACTCTTCAGGATAATATTTTTTAAATCTTTTTATTTTTAACTTACTTTTATCGTCCAAGTATCCTTTGATTTCCATCCATTCTTCAGATTCACTTAGAAAAAAATCTGGAGTGTATGATTTCGTGCCCCTCTTGATTGGAAAATTAAATACTTTTGGTTCAAATTCAAACTTGATTTTATAAAGATTCATTATTCTTGCAGTGTTTGCTTCCCAGTTAGATCTCAAGTTTAGGTTTAGATCTTCTCTAAAACCCGACTTAGTGTGCCTGTAGGCATTGCCTCTACCACCCTTTGGTGGTATAATGTTTGTCTGATCAAAATTTTTATTGGATTTATAATTATTGGGATGAGCTTTAAGTTTTGATCTTTTCAGAAAAAAATCTTCTGGAGTTGTTTTTTCTACCATATATCAGATATCCTCTATGTGTCAAAGCAATGTATATTATACTTTATATTTAATATAAATTCAAATAACCAAACCATTAAGGAGAATAACATGTCAGTTACAAACACAATTATCAAGAGCGTTAAGGAGACCATTAATTCAATGGCAGCAGAGGGTCTAACAGACCTTGGCCTGTCAATGGATGAAGCTGTAAAGCTTGTTGAGTCAAATGATTTTGACATCATTACTTCAAGCGAACAGAATCCTGTCACTCAATTTTAATCAGATATACCTTATTAGATAAGATCTAGCTAAAACTAGACGCCCAGGGGTAATCCCCCTGGGTTTTATTTTTTGTTCCTAGAGAAAACTTTTTTCCAATCGCCTTCTTCTCCGGCAATCCATTCCCTAATTCTTAAAAGTTTCTTTGGCAAAGCGCTTTTGATGATGGGTTGAATATTGCCATTTTTAAAAAAGCCGAAATTCTTTCTGCCATTTTTCATGCTTTAAATGATCTTTGGTTATTTTATATTGAAAATACTTATCTAAATTATAAAATATTCCAAAAACAAAAATAATTAATAGGAAAAAAAATTCATTCATTACTAACTCCTAAACATCCTTTTTAATCTAGCTGCCCCGGTAGCACACGCCCCGCTTTTTGCATGGTCGCAAAATGAACAAACTCTTTCGTTTTTTGTTGGACTAAAATTAGAATCCTTTAATATATTGTTTATTCTACTCACAAGCATTGACTTAACATTTTCTAGATCTGACTCTGAAAACTCATGCGACTTTATTCTTCCACTTCTGAGGTAATGAAGCGATGCTTTAATTTTTTTGCTTGGAAAAGCGGTTGCAGCTGCTAGTGCATATATTCCAAGCTGCAGATTAGTTGCAACATCTTTTTGTGCAACCTCTCTTTTGCCAGTTTTATAATCTATAATCTCAACATAATCATCATATACGTCTACCCTGTCGATAAATCCAATGATTGAATAATTGCCTATAACAAAGTTAAATTCCATTTCTTTATCATAAACATCAAAAGTTCTACCTCCATATGTGTCATAAAGATCAACAATTATTTGATCTCCAGCTGATATCAGAGATTGATCTATTTGATTATTCGGATCAAAACTTTGTTTATATTGTTCAAACTTATCCTTTAAACCGATCTAATTTTAATGGTTCTGAACTGGATATATTATCTTCTAAAACAGAGTGAATAATATTTCCCAAAACAGCGGGAGCAGAGAACTGTCTTGGCTCTCTTTTGATATAAGAATAAAAATACTTAGAAGGACACATCTCGTATGTGTCTATCCTGGAGTAACTAAATTCGCTTAAGGTTAACCTTTTAAAGAAATCCACTTCGTCAATAGAGCTGATTGTTATACTCATTATTTTTTTTGACTTTCTACAAGATTTCCCTCTACGTCAAACTCATTGCCGTTTTCATCAATTGTATGACCGGTGTGTATGTTCGTGTATCGACCTTCACCAATTGGCCTCCAACCTGTATCTCCAATTTCCATAAAATCGTCTTCGTTATATGGCCAACTCATAATGGATCCTCTAAATCTTTAACTGAAATGACAATGTTTTCATGATCATCTATATGTTTATAGTAATTTAGAGCTGAAAACAAATCATTTAATTCATTTTCTGTAGCATAGAATCCAGCTACTCCACATTGAACAAAAAAGGTTTTAGAACCATTAGGTGCACCATATTCAATGAGAACTATATTGTTAAGAACCAATCTTCCTATTTCATTATTCATTTTTTATTCCTCGTATATTGTTACAGGATTAAAGTTTGGATCGTCCATTTTTTCTCTCATATCTTTTACGTACGCATCCCAATCTCTTTCGTCTTGTGTCTTTTTCTCATACTTTACAGTACCCTTAAATGGGTTTGTTTTAAATCTTACATTTACTATTTGGCCTTTTTGAGTTCTCCATCTAAGAACTCCATTTTTGCAATCGCAATAGTCATCGGGATGTGGATCTATTGATCCTTTAGGATCGTATCTGCCACTGCATCCGGAACACTTTGTATATCTACCTTTATCTTGACATCTGTTGCATGATGGACAAAAAACCCAGCAGTGTTTTGTTGTTGGGTTTTGATAAAAATTTCCAGTAGTCATTTTATTCTCCGTTTAAGATTTTTTCTAATTGATTTTTAATTGTTACAGAAGTTTTTTTATTAAATTTAAATGTAAGTCTTTTTTCATTTTCTGTATATGTTAAAAATACGTATGATCCTCCGTCATTAGCATTAATTATACCATAGAGTTTGTTAATTAGACTACTTGTCACAGTGCTTTCAATATTTAAATATATTGGAGTTCCGCCAGAAAAATTACTTAGATCTAATTTTTCGCAAGTATTTAAAAGAATTTTTGTAACTGAGTTTTCCTCATCACCCTCTTTGCTTACTGCGCCGACTACTGTTATAACATCTCCATTTTGGAAAAAGTCGTCCTCAAACTTTTTGGCTTCTCTAGGGAAGACTATAACTTCTATGTCAGACGTTATGTCTTGAAGAACAAACTTATACATCTTAGCCCCTTTTTTGGTTATAATTTTCTTTGCAGAAGAAACAATTCCACCTATTGAAACTCTTGAGCCTGCCTGCATTTCAGAAAGAGATATTATCTCGTTACTAATATTTTTAGATAAAAGATCCCATACTCCATCTACTGGATTTTTAGAAACATATATACCAAGAGCTTCTTTTTCTTTTTCTAAAATTCCTAATTCAGTTTGTCTTCCAAAATCACTATCAAGAGAATCTGTAAGAAGCTCATCTAATGCACCGGAAGAAGAAAGGTGCTCAATTGTAGATTTTTTTAAAACAGAAGGAGAAGTTCTTCTCATGAAATCATGCACCGTAGTATATGGATTAGAATCTTGTCTAGAGTTTATTATTGATTCTGATACTGCAGAACCAATTCCATTTATAGCAGAGAATCCAAATATAATTGTTTTTTCATCTATCACGGCAAAGTCTTCAACAGATTTATTGATTGAAGGTGGCAGAACTTTTATTCCAAGTTTTCTGCAGTCAGAAAGATACAAAGCTAACTTATCCTTATTGCCGACCACGGAACTTAGAAGGGCAGCCATGTATTCCGCTGTATAATTAAATTTTAGATATGCTGTTATATATGAAATCATTGCATAACTTGCAGCATGTGCTCTATTGAATCCATATCCACCGAAATACTCGATGTCTGAGTAAATTTTATTTGCTTTCTCAGAAGACATACCAGAGTGTTGAACACAACCTTTGACAAACTTTTCTCTAAAAAGAGCAATTTTATCCATTAACTTTTTGCCAATGACTTTTCTTAGATCGTCAGCTTCCGCAGAAGAAAAGCCAGCCAATTCTCTTGCAACACCCAAAACATCCTCTTGATACAACATAATTCCCAATGATGGGCCAAGAACTTTTTCAAGCTTTGGATGATCATAGTCAATAGCAGATCTAGCGTGCTTTCTTGATATATAAAGCCTATCCATTCCAGAGCCCATTGGGCCTGGTCTATATAGAGATATTAAGGCCATTATATCTTCTACGTTTTGTGGCTGTAGCTGAACCATAAGCTCTCTCATCCCTGGAGATTCTAATTGGAAGACTCCAATTGATCCACCCTTGCACAATTCATTGAATGTCTTATAGTCGCTCAATGGTATCAAGTCCACATTTATATCTACGCCTCTTGTTTTTTTTACCAACTTGATACATGAGTCTATGACTCCAAGATTTCTAAGACCAAGAAAATCTATCTTTAGCAAACCACATTGCTCTACCCTACCCATGTCCCATTGAGTTATAACTGGATTGTCTACACCTTTTTGCATGATTGGTAGATAATCCGTTAATGGCCCCCTAGAGATGACGACACCGGCAGCATGCATGCCGGTTTGTCTAATCAAACCCTCAAGACCAAAAGCTGTGTCAACTATTAGTTTTGCGTCTGAGTCAGCTTGATACAAGGCTTTAAATTCTGCTACTTCCATGCACTCTTGTAATGTTTTTGATACTCCAAGTACTGGAGCTGGAACAAGTTTAGCTACTTTATCTCCACCAGTAAAATCATAAGCTAATGCTCTTGCAGCGTCTCTTATCGATTGTCTTGCGCCGGTTTTATTAAAAGTGCATATATGCGCTACTTTATCTGACCCATATTTTTTTCTGGCATATTCTATTACCTGATCTCTATATCTATCATCAAAGTCTAAGTCAATATCTGGCATTGACTTTCTTCCTTCAACTAGAAATCTTTCAAATAAAAGTCCGAACTTTAATGGATCTAGATTTGTTATACCAAGAGCGTAAGAGAGTATGCTGCCAGCAGCAGACCCTCTACCCCAGCCTACTCTTATTTGATTATTTTTTGCCCACTGAACAAGGTCAGAAACAACCAAAAAATATTCTGGATAACCCATATCTTTAACTACTTTTAGTTCATGATTTGCTCTATCCAAAACTTCTTTTGGTAGTGGATCTCCATATTTATTTTTTAAACCATCCCAAGCTAATCTTTCAAGATATTCATTTGTGTTTTCTTGTGTGGGAATTGGAAATTGAGGGAAATATAATTCACCAAAATTAAGATCTACACTTACCATATCATTGATGAGCATGGTATTTTTAAGCCAATCCTCAGGAAATATTGAGGACATTTCTTCGTATGATTTTAGATAAAAATTATCACCAGAAAAAGAGAATCTATTTTCTGTATTAATGTTGGAGTTGGTTGAAACGCATAGCATTATGTCATGCGCTCTTGCATCTTCTTTGTGCACATAATGACAATCACCTGTCGGAACTATCTTTGCATCAATCAGCTGTGCTATTTTAATTAAATCATTATTTATTTTTAATTGTTCTTTTAACCCGTGATTTTGTATCTCAATGAAATAATTTTCTTTTCCCACTATTTCCTGCATCTTTGATGCAGTAGATAGGGCATAATTAAAATCACCTCTTAAAAGAGCCTGTGCGACTTCTCCGTTCAAGCAACCGGAAAGGATTATTATTCCATCAGAATGTTGAGAAATCAAATCGTGATCTATTCTTGGCTTTACGTAGTACCCTTCAAGAAAAGATCTAGAAGACATCTTTATCAGATTATGATATCCAGTATTGTTTTTGGCAATTATTGTTAGGTGATAAGGACCTCTTTGTTCCCACTCATTTTTAGCCGGACCAGATCTTTCTTCTTCATCTCTGTCGAATCTTGTCTTTCTTGATTGATAAAACTCAGAACCAAGTATTGGATTTATTCCGACAAGTTTTTGCTGATTCGTAGAAATCTAGCCAAGAATGTATGTTGCCATGATCGGTTGTTGCCAACCCCAACATGCCGAGTTCTTTTGCTTTAGAGAAATACTCTTCTACCTTCCCGTGACCATCCAACATAGAGTAAGTTGTATGGTTGTGAAGATTAGTCCAGTTTTTCAATTTATTCCTCTTTCTCTATCGGAAGAGTCTAGAGATGAATCTCTTTTTTCTCTATAAGAAATTATAACAACTCCACCACAGTATTTGCATGGGACCGGTTTTCCCTCTTGGGCAAATGGATTTTTATACATATAACTCATTGGTTGATCTGATCGACATTCGGAACAAACTCCTATAACATCGTCTGGATCTTTTATGTTTGACATATTACTCCTTTGTTTCTTGCTTTGTTTTGTAGGCATATCTTATTGGTGAAGGGGGTGACTTTGTATTTGTTTCTATAAATCTGTCTCCAATTTTTTCCCATTTATTTCTTTTTTCTAAATTGCAATCGCCGCAACCAACACCAACTGCGTTAGCCCTATCGCAAGTGTATGGTCTGCCACCAATTCCAAGTTGTCTTCTTTTTATCCAATCGTTTATGTGTGCAGAAGATTTGTCAAAATTATAATCAGAACAGTTGCTTAGTATATCATGCAAAAACCTTATGCTATCTTCACTGTAGCTCAGTATTGAGCATAAAAAGAGTCTTGCTTCGTGCTCTAGAAACTTTTCTTTTTCAGCTTGACTCTTTAATCTAGATATAGCTTTGCAGTTTGATAAAAGATTGTTTTTATCAAAAACTTTTTCTGTTTCTTTCAACTCTTTAAATGCTTTTGAACCGTATTTATTAAAATAATCTATTGGATTGTCTTTTCTTTTTTCATGCTCTTCCAACGAATAACCTTGCGACCTATACCATTCATTTGATTTATACTGAAAAGATTGGGCAGCAACTTCATTTGGTCTGTTTTTTGCAGAAAAACTTTTTATATCCGATTCATTTTTGTATATAAAGTTTTGTTCACCTACGGCATTTAAAAGTGTTTTATAAAGACCCGTGTCTTGATGAATGGAACCG